AACTTAATGATACTGCCCTGTTTCTCATCCCATACGGGCTTATTCATCGTTATTTCCTGATTAGATCCATCAGGATTTATAATTCTAATTGTTCTCTGTTGATCATAGACCAATGGTGTCCATTCCAGGATAATCTTTGCAGCCCTAACTAATGCATCATATATAGGTAATACTTTCCAATTCTGTTTTCTGGCCACGGCCTCATCAATGATCTGCGCCTCACCTACGGTCCCAGGGGCATCTGCGGATGATCCTTGCATATATTTATAGGCACCAAACACTTGTTCAATATCCATTTCATAACGGGACTTCTCCTGGAACAATTGACCTGATATAGCAGGTGGGGAGAATTCTTTAATCTTTTGTTCTCTTAACGCACCAGGATTAACACGAATAAGCGCATTAGGAATATGCCACTTTGCTACTTCCCCTGCATCCATTGCACCATCTTCATAAAGAAGTTTAAAATTTGTTGTTGCTGATGTATGAGAGATAAGCAGCGCCTCTGTCCTGTTTAACATCCTTTGTGGTGATTTAGCGTGTCTTACATCCCCTGCAGGATACGGCGTACCCGTATGCTCATTACAAGCAGGAATAATAGGGAATCGAGTTATTGGCAGCACTTCGTCGTATGCTAATTTGTCGCCTATAACGAATACTTCTCTGATTTGAGTACGATAAATAATTTCTTCGTCTACAACTTCATTTTTCAGCAACTTTTGATACTCTTTATCCTTTTGAAGTTCGTTTAGATATTGATCTCTATTATAGATTTGGGTATGCCCTGTATTGAGATCCGTTAATCTAACGAATGGGACATTTACTTTCGTCCAATAGATATACTTCCTAACCTTCTCCATATAATTGTCGCCGATATCTGCTCTGGTCCAGGTATCATCCCGATCATACTTACCAGAAGATATTTCGTTTAAAGTATGGTCCGACGATGCCTCATCTATCAGGTCCTTAAACCTGGGGAATGTAACCTTCAGGTTTTCCTTTGTATGTATATCTGAATAAATGATATACGATGCATCGCTGAAGTCTGGCAGCATACTGTTTGCATCAACAAAAATTGATTCTGGCGGCAGCCTTTTAAGACGCATTCCACCTAAACCTTCATCGGCATTCCAATCAGGATAAACAAATAAATATCCTAATCCCTTTACAATATAATCCTTACAGATCTGTCGATATTGTACACTACCATCTGAATCTTCCCATATACGATCAAGCATAGCATTACATATATATGCAAATTCCTCATCACCTTTCTGCATAGGATCACAATCCCATTCAGGGTTAGACGCTGATATATTAGCCAGGACCGTTTCAACCGCAGGACGGATCTTATTATTTGCCTCTGGGGGTTGCCCCACAGACATAAGGTATTCCTTTTGCGGTATAGTTAACTGTTGGCCAAGATAAAATTCTTCATCTTCAGCCATCTGGTATCGATATGTGGAAGACATACTCTCACACATAATATATGCGCTACGCACATCTTCAGCATCGATATCAGGCAGATTTAATTTATCGACTTTCATTATTTATTTGCTTTAATGTAATCCTCGGCGTATTTGATTTCTGGACCATTGCCATTTTCGAAGTTTTTTGGATTAGCAACAATATTTTCTGCCCATCCAATTGGTGACAAACTTGCAGGGCAGGTTTGTTCTATCCAGGACTTTTCCTTCTTTGCTGCTTTTTTCTTTGGTGCTTTTTTCTTTGCTTTTGCCATTAGTGATCTCCATCGCTGAAACCGTTTTCCCAGGACTCAAGGTCCACCTTTGTTAGCGGTTTGGTTATTACGAAATCTTTTATCTTATCGTTCTGTATTTCCAATTTTTCTCCACCTGATATGTAAGCCTTTCCGTCTGATGTTCTACTCACATCATATACCGTGAAAGTGGACTTAAACATTCCAAGTCTTATTATCCTTGCGGCATACTTTTTTCCCTCAATCCATATGAATATAATATCATCTGTATTAAGCCCTTTGCCAAAGAAGACTTTGAACGATTGCGTTAAGCCTTCTACTGTTGAACGAAACAATACCAGGAAGAATGCGGCAACAAACATCCAGGTATAGCCTCCAATCAATTCCTGTGCTAAACTTTCTAATTGTAAAGTATCCAAATCTTTTATTGTTTATCATAGTTAATTGTAGATCATTTGTCCTGTTTCCCAATCACATCCAACAGTAAGGCCTGGGATCACCCACTCACCCTTCTTGTTCATTGACACAGATGGTTTATACATATCGTCCATAGACCAACGCAAAGCATCCAATGTATCTTTTTTGAAGGTCCCGTGTTCCTTGAAGGCCAACAACTCCTGTTCTAATTCAAAATGAGAGTCTTTCATAAAAACCGCTTTACTTGCGAAATAAGGCTGCATTTCTTTTATCCTGAAATATTTAGCCTTAATCGCTTTTTTTGGCATTATATTAAGAAATCTACCTGTTTCTTTAGAAACCTTCTGCACATAGTCCCTCAACATAAAATGGCCTGTTTCTTCTATGTTAACCAATTTAGGCTTATACATATCGGCATATTCAAATATCTTTTCCCCACAATCGAATGGGGCAATTTGACCTCTAAACATATCCAGGACATAAATATTAAATTCTTCATCAACGCCTATAACCATTATAACGGAATAGTCCGCCTTAACATTTTCGGACGATGCAGGATCTATACCCATAAACACATTGATTGGTATCTGATTTTTCATTCCGCCCGTCGTTTTCATTAAAAATTGGTATCCGTCCTGCTCCAGGTACATTCCCGTATAATATTGAATATGCTCTTTTTTAAACACACGAAAGGAGTCATCCATTGGTATGTTCTGGTATTCCTGGAAAAAATACGATGCATCTCCTTCTGACACCAATCTATCCTTTTCTGCCATTAACCAGGCGTAAGTTCTATGTTCTTTCCATAAAACTTCTGGGACTCCTTTTTTATCAAGGATCTCCATTCCTGATGATGCAAATTTACCAGGTTCTGTATTCTGCGTAACAGATTGAAAGAACATTGTATCCCAACCCTTTACTTTGTGTTTTCCGTCACGGTCCCAAGACCTGGCTCCTGCTATTCTATTGAGATAAGAATCGTCATCTATTATGGTTCCTACAAAAATCAATTTCGCGTCTGCGCTACCAGGGATAACGGCACCATTTAGCCACCTTCTAAACTTATCTCTTTGTAGTTCGGTAACTGTGTTAGCCTCGCCTTCGCCATCGTCAATAATTGTCAATGTTGGACGATATGCGCCATATTTCAGGCCACGGACCTTCTGGCCTGTACCACGGATCAGTATTTTACACTTATTTGTCGGATTTCCGTGTTCATCAAAGCCACCAATGACCTGTTTTTCCTCTTTTCCCCATATACTACCCATTCTGTTACCGAAAAAATACTTCAATACGGGATTATACTCTATTTCGTCGCCTATTGTTTCGAGTAAATACTTCGATTGGGTTTCAGACTCCGAAATAAGCAGAACAAAGTGTTCTTCACCGAATAAAATCCGATGTAACGGATAAATTAGTGAGCATAGTGTGGTTTTTGCGTGTCCCCTGGGCGCAACAACGGCTAATTTGTCCCCAGGATCCATAGATAGAAGTTTTTTCACGATTTTTTTGTGAAAATCTGGTGATTTACATCGTATATGATGGTGCATAGGATCACCATTGTCGCCAAACAATGTTTCAGCGAAAAAAAATGGATCTATATACATCTTACGCAGAAAATTCTGCTTTTGTGATGCAGATAGGTTCATTTAGTTACCAATTATGACACAGGTTACTCCTGCTTCTGTAGCATCTAAAGAATAAGCCGATGCTTTAATTTTAGCGTTTGCTATAGCCTCTGCGCTGCAGGGGATACAAACCGCATCACCAACCGCAGAAAGAACGGCGTGTACTTTTGATCCAATTTGTACGGAAACTGTTGGGGATCCAACCAGGCTATCCAATTTTACATAGAATGCCTCAAACGATGTTGTTGGTATGGTCCCATCCGTAGTGAACCCTGCCAGGAGTGCCGTAGCAGGTAGTGCTGCAACTGCGTCTTCTACGATCCCAACATATTTAACGGACATAGAATCTGCAAAGTCGGTAGATCTTTTACCACCGTTCACGCCAACATTTCCTTCTATTCCCAGATAGGAATAAACGACACCATCGATAGTTTCTTCAGTTTCAATCTGTGGTTCTAACGACACAGATATAATACAATTATTTGCCATTATTATTTCTCCTTACTGATTTCATTTTTTATTTTAACTATGATATAAACAAGCGTAGCCAGGGATACTGCTAATTGAACCATTGGGTGAATAAGATCTATCCACCAGATCGATACTCCGCCGACTCCTGCTGATAAAGTTTTAACTGTGTCCATTACGCTTTTTCTCCTGGGGCTTTAGGATCTATTGATTGTTTTTTAATATCTTCCATAATGCCATCATATTCCTTTTGCATATCACGAATCATCTCCTTAACCGTATCAGGGATCTCTTTGCCTTCATAGCGGTCCGTATACTTCCATATCCGTTCCTGGAGATATGTGGCTCTGTCTGATGAGATTTTAAGGTGCAGCCTCTGGTCCACCATATAGATCTCATATTTAAGGTCACTAACATCTGTAACCTTTGCATAGCGGCTATCAATAGTGAATGCAGATCCTACCATTGTAATTAGCCCAAGTAATAATGCAGCAATTGTATTCATATTATTCATTGTTAATTTTTCTGGGGAACATCTTTAGTTCGCCAACCAAAACTCCTGCTTTTTTATCCTCACAAGCCTTCATTTTTTATTTATGTTCCCCATTAGTTTAAGGTTGTAGTGTCCATACTGATGAAATAAAATAATCTCCATCGGCAGCATTAGCATCCACATCAGCCTGAAATGTCATAACCGCTAATTTCCCTGCAGGTACTATAGGTTGTACATTGAAATTTGCCTCTAATGATGAATAGACTTTGTGGTCCGTACCATCGTGGATCTGGGTTGCCGTTGCTATGGTAGCAGTATTACCTGCAGTAAATGGATCCCCATCATCAACCGCCTCAACCTTAATCGTCATAGTACAGGCATTTGCGGATCCCATACGCCAAATAAGTTTATTTAGGACCATATCAAACGGAGCCAGGAATGCTTTTCTATCACCTGCCGATGCCGATTCTGTCCCATCTGTCCAGGGTAGATAATTTTCGGTTGTTCCTGCGTCATCTTTATAATTATGACAAAAGGCTATAGGAACTCCCATAACTATACCTGTCCCATTTGGAGCAAGAATAAGATCACCATTAGAATTATCTGTTGAGATTGTATTCCCATCAAGGGACATATTATCTGTTCTTACTTTTCCTACACCGTTAGGAGTAAGGTTAACATCTCCACCTGCATTCGTTGCTGAAAGAGTATTTCCGTCTAATTTTAAATTATCGATAGAAAGGTCATCTGCCGTTTGTGCTGCGCCCGAACCTGTAAATCCAGATACTGCATTTTTGATAGCAGCGCCAGACGAGTCTATTTCCAACCCTGTTAGAACACTATTATATACTGCCATATCTATTCCTCATTTTTTAATTTATACTAACACTTGGGAGATTTGTTGTCCACCCGAATTGTTACTTCCACCCCACCAATATTTTGTTCCGTCGGGTTTCCAGATAAAAGTTTCAGGATCACCCTGGCCGTTTGTATACCCTGTTCCTGATGCCTGAAAATCTATCCATTCTTCCATTACCATTGTGGTAAGATCATATGGTGTGGACATTGAGTATCTTCTTATGCCATAGTAAATACCACCAACATTTCCGTTGTCGCCTACAACCATAAGGCCATTTCCACTATCAAATACAAAGACACCGCCCCTGGTATTGCCCATACCTGGCGGTTGATCTGGAACGGGTATAACTGATTGTTGTAGTGTATCGGGAAATCCACCTGCATTAAGGTCCCATTTCTGTATATTTTGTAAACTATTTCCGTTACAAAGAAAGAATGAATTAGTGCCAAAACTGAATCCTCTACCTTCGTTATTGCCGCTAACAGTATTGTTTGATCTATCTGCTGCTACCTTTGTACCTTCACCTGTTATCTGGTATGGTGTCGTTAAATCAAATCCCAACCAATTGTAAGGTTGGCTATTATAATCAACAAACAGATGAACGATGTTCCCATTATCATCCCAATTCATTTTATCGTGAGAATAACCTGCACCAAATGCTGCAGTTGAAATAACCAATTCTTCTGTGGGACCAGAATATCCCAGGTCTATATTCCAGGGACTTGATAATCCCCAGGCTATCATCCCAATGAAATTATCAGCAGATCTCTTGTGACAAGTTAAAAGATCACCTGTTGCAGAAAATAAAAAACCAGAATTCTGTGTGTTATACCCTAAAGAAATAAGATCATTACCCATTGGGGTTCCTGATTTTATATTTACTTGTTGTTGTATAGATTGACCTGCCTCGTGGTCCCCTAATGTGAAAGGGACACCTGCAGGAGGCGGTACTACTACCTTAAAGGTTTCTGCTCCGTTATCACTATTAAAA